CCAAAACTTTAAACTCGCAAGCGTTGCCAACACCGGCAAGAGTTCCTATTGAGACAGAGCCAATAACAGGCCGATGCAGGCTTACAGAAACAGTTGAGCCAGAGCCACGCAAAACATCTTGCGTCACCTTGTAAGAATACTCACCAATCTGCAAGAAATCGCCCGCCTTAAAAACATATCTTGTCGCAGGCACGGCTGGCAGATTGCCAACACTGATTACTTGTGAATTGGCCGGAGGAATTGCGCTCAAAGTTAAAGCGTTTGCTTGGACATCGCTAAGGTCGCCCTGGTATTCAGTGAACCATTGCAGATTTGGCGTGTTGAAGGTTATCGTCTCTGGTAACTGTCTGTCCAAATTGTCAATGGTCTGAATGATTTCACGCGAGGTGGCGTAAGACAGGTAGCTGTGAGGCACAACAGTAAAAACCCACGGCACAGAGGTTAGATATTGCGCCACGCGCATTTGACCTGAACGACTAACCTGCTGGCCTACCGTCCTACGATTGTTCACAGTCATTGACTGCTGAATCTCCATGATCGTTTGAAAAGACATTACGTTCTCCCGAAATTGGTAGACAGATTTTTGTTGGCATACTGGTTAGCCGCCCAGATCGTGTTTGAGCTGCCAAGCAACCTGTCTTCAAACGACTTAACGTCAATGGCGCTGATGTAGTTGTTGGTCACATTGGTGGTGCTGCCCATGCTGCCAAGTTGGTGATTGGGTATAACTGCACCAGATGCTTGCGGCACAAACAACTCAGGGCCACGCTCACCAACAATGTAAGGCGTGTTTGCGTTTGCAGGGCCACCATCAGCAAGCATATCAAACGGGTGATAGTTAGTAGATGGGCCACCTGAAGCAGCCATGCCACCGCCAGGAAACATGGCTTTAAATATGCCCGTCATTTGCGCTCTAAGCTGTATTGCCAACATATCCGCAATGATGCTTTTAGCCAAGTCCTTAAACGACAATTTGCCTGTACGCACAAATTGCGTTAGCGCGTTACTCATGCTGCCAATCATTGAGTCAAACGCTTGTTGGCCTAACTGAAAAGAAGTCGTAGCGTTTTTTGCGGCCATGCTCATTGCATCTGAAAAGCCTTCACCAAATGTGCCGGTCTGACTTCTTTGTGCAATTTCGTAACGCTGCTGAACAATGCCAAGGTCTTGCTGCTGCAATTTAATAAGCCGCTGCAATGCCGCCTCTTTGTCTTTTGCAGACAAGGCTTCATTGTTGGAAATCTCTTTTCTTAGGTCAGCATATTTCCATTCAACATTTAGCATATCTTGTGCTAGTTGATATTCTGAGGCCTGCATAAAGCGGCCTTGGTCGGCCATTTCCAGCATGACTTTTTGCCTGCGGATGTTTTCGGCATCCATTGTTTGACGCTCAACCACTGCAGCATTTGCCCTTTGATAAGCGGTTTGCTGTTCGGCGAGCAGCCGATTGCCATCCTCAATTTCATCAGCTTCTTGTTTTAAAGCTAGTGATCTTTCTTGCTTACGCTTTTCTAGAAACTCTGTTTCTTTGCGTTGCATTTCGTCGGCTTGCTCGGCAATTAGCCTTTGTCCATCAGCAATTTCAGCTTGAGTAGCCAAGTATCCTTTGGCCCAATTGTCAAAGATGCGCTTTCTTTCTGCGTCACCTTCTTTATCAATTCCTTTTTTAATTTGTCTTATTACAGCGCTTGGAGAACCGGCATCTGTGCGCCGAGGGTCGCCTTCCATTGTCATTCTGCCGCCGCCAACACCGCCGCCGCCACCGCCATTCATTATTCGATTTTCAAACGCATCAAGCTCTGCGCGGCGCTTTTCCCATTTGGCCCAATATTCTTCGTTGCTTGATTTTGCACCCTTAAAATCAAGAGTAGCAAGCAATTTAGCGTTTATTAAAGTTTGTTTTATTTCATCAGCAATTGCTGAAAATACAAAAGCTACGTTTGCACCAAGAACAGCCAATGTCTGAAACACAGGTTTAAAAACACCAGCAAACCCCTGCGTTTCAGTTGTTAGCGATTTAATATATTCCAAAGTGTTTTTAAGCGGCGGGCCAAGTTCACTGCTTAAAATAAGCATTAAATTTCTAGATGCTTTTGCCAATGTATCATAAGCATCAGCAGCATCTTTAATTCCTTTTGCTTGTTGATCTGTAATTTGATTTGAGGATTTCATTTCCTCATTTAAACCAACAAAATCAACCCCTTTTGCAGCCTTGCCAAACAAATCAAACGCTTTAGCATTTCTTGTTAAGGCGTCAGGCATGTCCGCTAAACCTTGAACGGTTTTGCGAAAAAGAGTGTCAATGTCCAGTGTGCCTAAATCTTTTAGAGATACACCAATAGATGTAAAAGCTTTTTGTGCCTTTTCGCCACCTTGCGCGGCTTCATCAACTTTGTTTGCGAATGATGCCATAAGCTTACCAGCATCATCGCTATTGCCACCGCTTAACTGCAATGCGCTTGACAAACGCAATACAGATTGAATTGACATATCATTGGCTTTTGATACTTCCTCAATTCTGTCGGCAAAATTAACTGCTTCACGAGCGGAAGCGGCAAAAGATACGGCAACCGCAAGCAATGATGCTTTTGCGCCGATACTAAAGCCTTCTACTTTGTCTTTAGCTTTACCTAGATTGGCATTAAATTCGCCTGCATCAAGCCCTAGTAAAACCGCTAACCTTGAAATAATTGCCATTGTTATTTACCTTTATTGAGTGAGATTGAAAAGCTAGGACGTCCTGGCTTTGTAGTGATTGCAGCCGATAAAGCTTGTCGAATAGATTCGCTGCACTGTTTCCATTGACTTTGATTGACCTCAGCCGACCAACGGAACAGGTTTGGCAGGTGATCGCTTAGACCGCTTTCAGCGGCTATTTCTTGGAGCATATCAGAATCAACTTTTTGATTCATCCGGCCAACGATTTTGACCTTAATTGCGTCTCCAAATTCTTGCGTGCCAACATGAGTTTCTGGCAGAGTGCTACGGATTTTTCGCCGTGGCCAGAATGAGGAAGCGACCGTTATAGCCGACCTCAAAGCAATCGGCATTGAAGTCGAATCAACCCAGTCTTGGGTTAATTTTGGTTCGCATGTCTCAGGGTCAACTGACGGCATTGTTTCCAACGTGCCAACAAAAGGAAAAAAGCGTGCTGTGCTGGAGATTAAAACGCACTCTAAAAAGTCGTTTCAAGACCTTGAAAAACACGGCCTGCAAAAGAGCAAGTCAGAACACTATGTACAAATGCAATGCTATATGCTTGGCACTGGATTGGATCGCGGCTTGTACTTTGCAATCAATAAGGATGACGACTCAATCTATACAGAATGGGTCTACTTTGACAAGGCAACAGCGGAATCGGCAATTGAACGTGGCAAGCGAATCACGTTATCAGATCGGATGCCAGAACCAATATCAACTGATCCAAGTTGGTATCAGTGCAAAATGTGTGACGCTCATTCATTCTGCCATGTCAAGAAATTAACTAACCAAGTCAACTGCCGAACCTGCGCACACGCAACGCCGGAACGCGGCGGCGATGGCAGGTGGTCTTGCGCCAAAGGCCGCGATATGACGCCGTGCGAACAGCATCTTTTCAATCCCTACGCGCTTGCATGGACGATCACAGACGCGGGCGATGATTGGATTGAATACGAAACTGAACACGGCGAGGTGATCCGCAACCACGAAGGCAATAGTCAACAGATCAGAGATAATTGGGTGCCGTTTTGATGGAAAAGCTAGGAACAATCGACCTTGATGGATCAATTCGCGCGCTGGTGCCGTGCAGGCGGTGCGGCTGTGTCTTGGCTGGTATTTACCCGAGCGTAGGCGGTCAGCCGGGGAACAAGCTAGTTTGCGAAGGATGCAACAGCTTTCACGGCTGGCTTTCTCCAAACCATCCCAAGGCAATCTTGCCGCCGCCGAAGCACGCATGGGTTCCAAGCGATGATGATGTAATTGACCGAGGGGATTTGTTTTGAAACTCCAACTTAGGGACTATCAGCAAGCGGCCATTGATGGGCTGTATGATTATTGGGCGGCAAAGCGCGGCGACAATCCTTTGATTGTTGCACCGACCGGGGCAGGCAAAAGCCTAATCATTGCAAAGCTGATCGAGGATGCAATGTCATTTGCGGGGACGCGAGTGATAGTGTTGACGCATGTTAAGGAATTGCTTGAGCAGAATGCTCGCGAATTGCTTGAGAATTACCCACAAGCGGAATTTGCGTTCTATAGCGCCAGCATCGGACAGAAGCGCCTAGATCAGCCGATTACCTTTGCAGGCATTCAGTCGGTATGGGAAAAGGCTTTCGACATGATCCCGCCGCCCGATCTGGTCTTGATTGATGAAGCGCACATGCTCCCGAAAAAGACCACCACGCGATACGGAAAGTTTATTGCCGACCTGCGCACATGCAATCCGGCCGTCAAGATTGTCGGCCTGACCGCCACCCCATATCGCTTGGATAGCGGTTATCTGCACAAGGGCGAAGGAGCGATAT